TTATCTCTTGGAAAACAAGTGCTTCCTGATGATGAATATCAAGCACTACGTCAAACTGAGGAGTACAAATCAACTGCAAACAATCCAAACACTGACCCTGATCAGGTAACTGTTTCAGCAGATGGTGATAGTTTTGCAAATGTAAAAGGTAAAGCAATACCTGAAGGTAAAGATCTTCTAAGATATCCTTTAGATATACCTGACTTAGGTTATGATTTTATAAGAATTACTGCATATGAATATACTGCTGGAGGAAAGCAAGCACTAACACTTAGCGGCAGACAAAGTGCAAAGCAAAGATTAATTAAAGATTCTAAGAAGAAGGAGACTGTGATTCTCCCTATGCAACCTAATTTCTCTGAATCAAATGCTGTTAGTTGGGGTGGTGATAACTTAAACCCACTTCAAATGATTGCTGGTAGAGCTGCTATGGGAGGGATAGAAGCATTAGGAAATTTTGGTGATCTTGCAGGAATGGGAAAAGCAGCAGGAGATGCCATTAAAGATATAGGAAATGACATAAGTGCTATGTTGAGCGATCCAGCAAGTGGACCAGCATTGACTGCTTACTTTGCTGGTCAAGCAGTTGGTGCAAACATTCTTGGTAGAACTGCAGGTGTGACACTCAATCCTAATCTTGAACTTCTCTTCAAAGGTCCTAACCTGCGTACCTTTAACTTTAACTTTAGATTTACACCAAGGTCAGCAAAAGAATCAGAGGAGATAAAACAAATTATTAGAGTGTTCAAAAAGAACATGGCAGTTCAAAGATCTACTTCTAATCTTTTCTTACTAACTCCTAGAGTATTCACTGTTGAATACATATATAACGCTAAAGGTGAAAATGCTGGTGCAATACATCCTTATTTAAATGTATTCAAACCAATGGCAATGACCAATCTCAATGTGAACTATACACCTGATGGAACTTATATGACATACAATGAGACTGGTTCATTGACATCTTATGATCTTCAAATGAGTTTTGGAGAACTTGAACCAATCTATGCTGATGAGTTTGAAGATTCAAGTGATGATGCTATTGGATCATTCAGCGAACACAAAAACATGGGTTACTAAAAATGTCAAACTACTTTTCTTACCTTCCTAATCTTGAGTATGTCAATAGGATCCCTAGTGAGCAGAATATATCCTCATACACAGAAGTAAAAAATCTCTTTAAGAGAGTAAAACTTAGTAATGAGTTATTCCAAGACTTAACAAACTTCACCAAGTATCAAATTGTTGGTGATGAGAGACCTGATAATGTTGCTAATAAAATCTATAACAATCCAAATTATGATTGGATAATTCTGCTGTCAAACAATATTATAAACATTCAAGATGAATGGCCAATGAGCAACAGAACATTTGAACTCTATATGAATAAGAAATATGGAGTCACTAACTATGATAACATCCACCACTATGAATCTATTGAAGTAAAGGATTCAAGTAACAATTATACAGTATTAAAAAAGGGACTTGAAGTCCCTTCTGATTACTCTATTACTTTTTATGATGGTGCTCTGGGAAGAATGAGCACTGTTACAGATACAAATGTAGGTGTTACCAACTATGAGTATGAATCTAAAATTCAAGATGATAAAAGAAATATTTTCTTGTTAAGATCTGATCTTATTCAAACTGTTATAAAAGAAATCAAGAGTTTGATGGAATATAAAGATGGCAGCACCCAATTTGTAAACAAATCATTAGTGAAGGCAGATAATATAAACCTATTTTAATAAACTATAATAGGATGCAATTACAAGGAGGGTGAGACACCCTCTCTCATAAGTCCACTTCATGAGTCAGCAAGTTTTGCGAAGTAAGACATAGCGTCATCATCATCGTCAGTAGCAGTGGGTGCTGGGTCAGGAGTTTTTGATGCTTGGTAAGAATCTTCAAGCTTCCTGAGCACTTGCTCTTCTGTGACAGACTTCTGTTCTGCTGCTGCGTAGTTATCATATTCAGTTTCCTCTGCTTGTGGTGCTGGACGTGTTGACTTCTTTCCAAGAACATAATCAAGACGCTTCTTCAGTTCATCATAGGACTTGAACTGATCAGCAGCAGTGAAAGCAGCAAGAGAATATTGCTTCTTCCAGATTGCTTCAAGGGCATCATCATCATCCAGGAGAGGACCCTGACGATCAAACTCAGAGGAGTCATAGTTCCAGTAACCAGCAACCTTCTTCAACTTCAGTTTGAAGTTAGCACCTTGCCAGAAGTCAAAAGGATTGATAGGAGTCTCATCCTCAAACTCAGGTTGCATAGCAGCCATGATCTTATCAAAGATCTTCTTACCAAACTTGTAGAGGAACACACCTCCTTCATTCTGTGGGTTGGCAGGATCTTTGACAACATAGATGTTGGCATAGAAGGACAGTTTGCGCTTTTGCTTACGCACAGTGTCCTTATCAGATTCATTTCCACTGTTCCAAAGTTCCCTGTTGAGTTCTCCTACAGGATCTTTTCCTCCCACAGTGGTCAGGGAGTTTTCAATGTACCATCCACCAGGTCCTTGGAAGGCATGAGAGAAGAGTTTTACCCAAGGAAGATCTTCTCCTTCAGGAGCAGGGAGGAAGCGAATAACTGCATACCCATTACCTGACTTGTCCATTTCTGGTTTCCAAAGGCGATCATCTGCACCTCCACCAGTATTGTTCATCTTCTCTACTTCCTTCACCAACTTATTAGTCAGTGAACCAAGGGAAGACTGCTTTTTAAGGTCTTTAAAAGACATTGTATTCTCCGTATTAGATGTATTTGGTCTGTGTCCTTTAGCTTGGTAGAGGATCAGGCAGCCTCAATATAGGGTATTTAGGTGAGGAAGTCAACCCTCTTTCTGAATGGTCTTCTTCATGTTGGCAATCATAGCATTCATATTAGAGAACACTGTAGCCAGGTCAACATCTGCAGGAAACCCAATCATAGTTGCCTCCTTCATGATGTTTTCTTTCATTGATTTTGCCTTAGGATCATCAGACAAACTGAGTCTGGTGTAAAGAATCTTTTGCTTATTCAAAAGGTCTTCAAGCATCTCTACATGCTCAAGTTTCTCTGCATTTGTCATAGAGTGAAACTTAAAGACACTCTCATAAATTTTTTCTTGGAGTTCAGTAATATCCTGCATCTCCTTCTTTACAAATTCTGATTCGAAGAAACTCATACCACTATACTCTTTAAAATTTTTCTATATTTGATAACATCAATATGTAGGAAAGAATCATACTTTGACATTCTCATAGAAAGAAACTTCCACACAGGGTCATCAAGTTTTTTGTCAAAGTTATTTTTGAATCCAATAATCTTATTTAATAGGACAAGAGATTCAAGAGAGATATTCTTACCAAGATGTTCCTTCACAATGAGAGGGTGTTTTGTACCCTCAATGTAAAACATCTCATCAAAGTTCTTTCCAGCAAAGACATTCTCAATCTCAGACTTGAATGTATAACTCAAAGACTGAAGTCGCTTCTTCCAGTCTGTATAGTTTTGTTCTCCATTTCTGACGATTTCTCCAATCCAAAGAGACTGTGGATCATCACAACTGACAAAATTGCTAACAAAAAACTCAACCACTTCTGCATCATCTTTCTGCCTGCTCAGTTTTTCAAAGAAGTATCTGTCACGTCTTTTGTAGAAACTTTCCAAAGAAGCACGTGACTTACCACCATACCTATGGTAGTCATACTTCTCTTTTGTAAAGTGGTTTTTTAAACCAAGATAAGATTTGTAGGCATCAAAAGGAGTCACCTTGGGAATCATAATGGGAGTTTAGCATGACTAGTTTTCTTGAGGAGGTTCAGTTCCATAGCCTCACACTTCAATTTTTCTTTCAGGGGTTTGGACATCAACTTGGGAACTGATTCAATGTCCACACTATTCTTCTCACAGAAGAATACAATTGCATCAATGTATGACATGTCTTTATTGTCATGCGCAATCTTCTCTATCTCTTCAGCAAATTTCTTTGAAGAGTAAAACTTATTTTCAATAAGTTTATTGATACTGTCTTCAGTTGACTGCGGCATAATCATGCAATTTATATTCAACAAACTCTCTAATATATTTTGAGAGTAAATTGATGTACTTTCTCTTGTCGTATTCCTCATAAACTTCAACCTCGCCATTTTCACATGACATAATAATTACAAACTTCTTCACCATTATACCAGTCATCTCATATAACATGCAAGCATAGGCTGCACATTGTACAAAATGACTGTCAATCCATTTTCTTGGTTTAGGTTTCTTTGCTGTCTTGAAGTCAATGATAGCAAGTTCTCCTTCATACTCAGCAATACAATCCACACTACCAGCAACACCTAGTTCATAACTGAACAGTGATTGCTCAATAGCATGTACATTATCTATCTTATCTAGTGTGGGTTTTGCCTGGGCAAATAAGTATTGTGAAAGTGGTTGGACTGAAGGTAATGGTTTGTTGCAAAGATGATGCTCTGCAAGAGTATGCATATCTGTGCCTCTAGATGTTGCCTGTTTGGTAACTCTATTGGCTTCCTCATTACCTACCTTTGCTCTCCACTCTCTAAAGATCTCACGTTGGTAATGACTAATAATAGAGGTGATAGATACTAGTTTCTTTCCATTAGGAGTATCATAGTATCTAACACCATCAATAGTCTCTCTAGTGAGAGTAGGGTAATCAATTTCAACGTGATTAAACATTACATACCTAGTTCTGTTTTTGCTACAATGTATTCTTTGACCAGTCCACTTCTACAGATGTCTTCTGGTCCAAACTCTACCATACCAAATGAAGGCATGTTCTTCAGAATACGAATGAAATCAATGATTCCATTCTTCTCATGGTTCTTAACCAAATCAGTTTGAGTAGCATCACCACAGAAATGAATCTTGGTGTTCTCACCTACCCTGGTAATGATTGAATCAAGTTCATGGAAGTTCAGGTTTTGGAATTCATCAATGATGAGAATTGCATTGTCAAAGGTTGTACCTCTGATGAATGATGTGCTCCAGAAACTGATTGTGCCTTGTGCTTTTAGATTTGCATAGAGCATTTCAAAAGCATTATCATCAGGCATCTCAAACATATATTTTACCATATTCTTATAAGGAATCTGGTAGATGTCTGATTTGTCTTCATGGTCACCAGGGAGGAAACCAATCTCTCTGGTAGGTACAAGGGACCTTACAATATAAATCTTATCATAAGGTGTCTTTGTATCTAGGACATCTTGAAGAGCATTGTAGAGGGTGATAAAGGTCTTACCAGTACCAGCACATCCATAGGCAACTGTGTGTTGGTCTTTAGCGTACTCATCAAAAAATAATTGTTGATTTTCTGTGAGTGGTTCAATTTTCTTGATATAATCAAGATTGATTGGTTTCTTCCTTTTCATAACTCTATTGCTCATTCCAAATGGCACTGGATTACCAGTGCTTCCAATTCCTGTTTTAGATTTTCTTGGCATAGTGGTCTAGTCTACATCAAAGGCAGATTGAGTTGAAGATTCATAAGAACCTCTTTTTGCTAAGCGTCCAGAAATACCTCCAGACTTCTCAGCTTTCTTGAGAACTTCACCCCATCCTGGATTCTTATTGACAAGTTTATCTCTCCATTCACCAACCTCAACTCCAAGACCTGGTGAATTTTCAGGAGTAAAATATCTTTCCCATTCAGGATTGTCCTTTTTCCACTGATCCCAATCATGAATGCTCATTACGACATCCTTTGTTTCGCCAGTTTCTTTATTAAGTACAGGGTATGTTGCCATAAAGTTACTCAGTTATGTGTTTATTTATTAAGACCAGTCAAGTGCCTGTGCAATAACAGGAAATTGCTCTACAAAGATTGCCTTACAAGCATTAGCAAGATCCATATGTTCCTTCTGTGTACCATTGGCAGACCTCAGGTCAATGTAATGGACCCATGAACGCACTGAACCACTCATGTACATTCTTGTCGGAACACACATGGGAAGCACATTACGAGCACACTCTTTTGCAACGCCATGTCCAAGCATCTGTTGATACAATGCCATAGATGAATCAAATAGAGTTTGCATTTGCATCTCTAGTTTCTGAACAACAAAAGGATCAAGATCATCAGTGGAGTTCTGACGATTCTTAGTGTCCTGACGTCTCAATTCTGGAAGAGGAATCTTATCCATCAACAGAGATGAATCAGCATAGCGTTGTGAAAATTCTTGATATGTAAAACTCCTATGACGCAGCACTTGAGCCGCAATTGCTCTGGTAGTTTCCAACTCAATGGTCATGAATGCCTGCTCAAAGATGCTCCAATGCTTGTGCTTGATGCAATACTTGATAAGACCCTCAAAGGAATCATTACCCTGATTAGAAGGGTTGCTCACTCTGGCACAATAAGCTATGTGCTTTTCTGCATCAGGAGTAACTGAGATAAGTTTTGCTGTCATTGCTTCTCTGCTTTTCTAACTTTTTTAAGTGCTTTTACTTCTGTTTTAATCATTTGGTATGCATCTTCAGCAGTTATTCTGCCACCCATTTCCATGGCAGCAATAACCTCCACTCTTGTACCAAAGTGTTGAAGTGCTCTTTCAAATGTGTCTAGTTCTTCATACATGTTTAGTCTGGATAACCATCATCATCATTGAACACCTCATCATAGTCTGAGAGAGGCACATCATATTGAGTATCATATTTATATGCCTGTGGATCAGAATAAACTTCTGATTCCAACTCATCTACAATGAGTTTAAGTTTGGAGATAATCTTTTTGAGTTTATCCTTTTCCATAAAAAAATGGGAGGTTTCCCTCCCATCATAACAATATTCTAGATGTAAGTCAATCACTTGGTATAAGTTTTACCTCTGTAGCAGAAGGTTCCATGTGTTTCTCCTGCTGATTGATGCACTTTGCATTCAACACCACGATATTTTGTGAGGTGAATTTGTGCATCATGGAGGGCAGATGCTTTGTTGATCTGCTTCTTAATGAGATTGAGTGTGTTCATGATAGTTACTCCTGAAGTATGGGTGGTTTAATCCCCGTTCCTTCAGTCGTTTGCGTCCCATGGACAATGAGGTGTAGCTTCTTGAATAGTTTCAACAAGTTCCACCTTG